CTTGATTTTTAAAAATGCTTACTACAAGCAGGCTAGCCCTCGGATGATTACACCAGGGAACACCCCTCTAAAGTATCTGCCACAGTATCTAAAGAGAGGGGGGGAGCGTTCAGGATCACTGAATGATGCTCCGCTGCGAAATTAGCTAGCGGCGTCTGCGCCTGCGATTTCGCCTTCGAGGTTCTGGATTAGTTGGACCTCGGAGAAGTAGCTGCCGCGGTGGGGCAGGGCCTTTCAGTCGTTTCTGGGTATTAATTGTAGCCTGAGAACGAGGAAAGGTGGGGTTGTTTGAGCCTGTTTTATTGTTGGTCCGATATCGGTCTAAAACGTGGGTGAAGGCGTGTACACCTTTCGCCACTGTACCTCCCAGGCCTGGGAGAGCGGATAGAAGACCACTTGCTGGTTTGATAAGAGAAAGCATATCTAGCCAGAAGTTAGGATTGTCCTTCGCAGGGACGGCGATGGGGAGGTTTTGCTCAATTTCACCATACATCTTGAAAGCCTTGTCATCTCGCGCAGGAGGAAAGCTAGCCAAGTTGTGGAGCAGGGTTCCATAGCATGTTTCAAATTCTATGGAGATCCAACTCTTGATGATGAATGTTTGTGGACTATCTCCACCGGGTACAATTTTGTACACCATGGTGTCGAAGTTGTTATCCATGAAGCATGGACCACTTTTGAACAAGTACTCCTCCAGTACTTTGCCGTCAGTTTCGTAGGGAGCCTCCATTGTGACTCCGGAACCGACGTTGTTGTATACTGGGTGGAATGGGAAGTCGCCGGCACCTCCTGTGCGATTGAAGACGGTGGAGTAGGCCCCTTCTTTGACAAACTGCATGTACGCTCCAGTGGTGGCCAAATCTGCTGACAAAGCCTTTGCACCAGTAATAGCTAGGCGGGTACCTTGAAGTACTCCAGGGGCGACCCCGGGACCAGGTGAATTTACTAGCTGTAATGGGGTTTTGAAGGAGGTCAGTGATCCATCTTGTTTTAATGGATTGGTGGCGCAGACCAATTCGCTAGCTCGAGAAACCAC